GTGCTAATGATGACTATGTAGACAGCACCACACAAGCAGTGTTAAGATATAGACAAGGTAATTTTGTTTCTTTATATTCTGATTATGTGGATAATGAGGATCTACCACCTAAAGAGTATAATTATTATTAGGGATTAGATGGAAGAGAACGAAACACAAACAGATTCTACTGGTACTGGTATAGGCACAATTGCTACAGGAGTTGGACTTGGTGTAGCTGGCCTCCTTGTACCAGGATTAAGGAAGAGAGGAATCAAGGCAGTCTCATCACTGTTCAAGAAGCCAGAACCTTCTCCTAAATTAATGAATGTGGAAGAAGCTATGGAGACAGTACCCTCACAAGAGTTAAGTGTAGTTCCTACCAAAGCATTAGATAAGATAAAAAAAATTACAGCAAAAGAAGAAGAAGAGTTACAGGAGATTATGAAAAATGTCAAAAAGAACCCATTGACATTTGGTGGACAAAGTCCTGCTTTTAAAGAAGGTTTACAAAAGACTGGGTTTAATTTACATATGGGCTCAGCATTATATGACTATGTAGCTTTGTATCCTACAAATAAATTATTAAAAGCAAAAGAATGGGTTAATGCTTTTAAGAATGAAAGTAAAATGAATACGTTACGTATACCCACACCTGGATATGCAGATATAACAAACAATGTTACTAGAAGAGAGTTAGAAGATTTAAATATTGCAGTGTTTGATGATAAGAATAAAATCGTTGGTGGTTTTTTAAAATATGCACAAGACGCTGATCTTGATGTTGGAAAGTATGACTTACTGCAAATAATTAAAAGTAATCCTGTGGCACAAGCAAGAGTTATGGAGTTTGGACCAACAAGAAAAATGGTAGATGCTATGGATAATTATGCTGATACAAGAGATAAGTATGCATCGGAACTTATAGAGTTTATGAAGCCAAAATTAAAAAGACTTGGGTATACTGCGTCAGATGTACAAAAGTTTGAAAGAGGTGTGCAAGGTTATGTAAAAGACGCTAGTGACATAAATGCACAAAACGAATTTTTTGTAAAACAAGGTTTATCAAGTCAGAATACAACAAGAGCCTATCGACCAGAACATATGCAACAATCTAATGATTTAAAAAATTTCCAAAATAATTTTATCAAAAACTTCAAGGGACAGTTACTACCCTCTTCTAGTGCAGATAAAATGAGAAAAGCAGAACAGACTATGGCTATATTTGATAACACAGCTGGCAAAAGACTTGTGCAAGAATTAAATAAACATCAACGCACTATGAGTAATGAAATAGATATGTATAAAAGATTACCGAGTGTGTATGGTAGAGAAGGTGCCTATAGATTACATGGTCCAGAAAATTACAATGAACTTGTCGTGTATATAGATCCAAAAGCTAAAACACCAGGATACAAAGTACATATTCCAGAGGGAGGTCAACACTACAAAGAACGTTCTGAATTAGCTCCTAAACATTCTGATCAATTATATTTTATGCGTTTTGGTATGCGTTCAGATATTGAAAACCCTAATATAAAAAATTATGCAATAGATGAAATACAAGCAGACATTAATCAAGCAGTAGGTAAATCTATGAGAGCAGCAAGAGATAGAAACGATCCTAACTTTCGTAGGTTCAATCCTTACAATTTAGATTTTATTAAAAATATGGGATTAATGAGAGCAAAACAATTAACACCTAGAGCCAGAGAACTTGCAGATAAAGGAGTAGCTGCTACGAAAGCAGAAAGAGCAGAATTGCAAGAAATAAATTCTAAAGTTGATAATCTATTAAGATCAAACCAAAAGGTTCCTTCACCAGAAGCTTACGCTCGTGGACAACCTTATCTTCCGATGGTTGATAGAAAAGATTATGGAGAACACGCTTTAAAAACTTTAGTAAGAAAAGCTATAATGGATGATGTTGATTTTGTATCTGTAAACTCTGTTGCAGTACAACACGGAAAAAGAACAACAGCTACAGGATTAAAAGAGTTTTACGGAGCTAGTGCAGATAATCCAAAAAGTGTTATGTATGATGCTATGGTTAGACTAGCTAAACAATATAACTCAAAGGTAGAAAAAAGAACAATATCAAAAAGTGATCCTAAAAAAGAATTTAAAGTTTTAAATGAAACTAATGAACACGTTGCTGCTTTTAAATCAGAAGTAGAGGCTAGACAATTTATGGATAGAGCTATGAGAGAAAATTATGGCAGTGATTTAAGAATGTTAAAAATTAAATCTACTGACCCACGTATGTATTATGATACAATGTCTCTAAGGATAACACCTGAGATGAAAGAAAAACCTTTTAAGTTATATAAAAAGACAGGTGGTCTAGTCGTAAACCTTTTTAAATGGTAGGATAAAATATGGCAAAAAAAAATAAAGATATAGATTTTACTGAAGTAGATGAAGCAAGAGCAAAAGAAAAAAGTTATTTTGAGAAAAATTTTGGGGTCGGAGGTTTTGACAAAGATTCTCTCATGGACGCTTTTTTTAAGCCTGCAGCTGGGGTTAAGTTAGATACTGACGCAGAGGGTCTTGATTTTATAAGAAAGAAAAAAGAAGCTTTGCAAGATGCTTATAAGGGTGTGAAATTTTACCCCTTACCAGTATCCGATATAACATCAGATTTACAACAAATTATGCAGAGAAACGTGGTGCCAGAACTTGGTGCAAAAAAAGGAAAATTTGTTAGAGTAAAAACAAGATTAGGTAGAACAAAAAAAACTAGGATAACTTAATGGCAATAGAAGAAAATTTAGAAGAACAAGAATCTGTGCAATTTGAAATATCAGATGAAGGTGTAGATGAGGTAGTAGAAGAGCAGGTAGAAGAAGAACAGGATTTTTTTGCAAATCTTGCAGAAACTTTAGATGATAGAACACTTGGTTCTTTGGCATCAACACTAATCACTGATTATAAAAAAGATAGAGAGTCAAGAGGTGATTGGGAAAAAGCTTACACAGGTGGTTTAGACTTGTTAGGATTTAAGTATGATGGTGAAGGTCAACCTTTTAGAGGAGCCTCTAGTGTTACACACCCTTTATTATCTGAGGCAGTAACACAATTTCAATCACAAGCTTACAAAGAATTGTTACCAGCTGATGGTCCTGTGAAAACAATGGTAGTTGGTGACAGTAATCCTGCAAAAGAAGCACAAGCTCAACGTGTAAGTGACTTTATGAATTATATGATTACTGAAGTTATGGAAGAATATACCCCAGAATTTGATCAATTACTGTTTTATCTACCTTTAGCTGGCTCTTCTTTCAAAAAAGTCTACTACGATGACCTTATGAATCGTGCAGTTAGTAAATTTGTACCAGCTGAAGACTTAGTTGTGCCGTATTATGCATCAGATTTAAAGGATTGTGAAAGAATTACACACGTTATTAAGATGAGTGAGAACGATTTACTAAAAAAAATGACAACTGGGTTCTACAGAAACGTTGAAATCACGCCAACTCAAGCTCAAGACGATGAAATACAAGATAAATACGACGAAATGGAAGGTGTTACGCCTTCAGGAGATCAAGATTACCAATTTAACGTTCTAGAAATGCATGTTGACATAGATTTAGACCAATATCGTCTTGAAGATGCAGAAAAAAAGGTAAAAGTTCCTTATATTGTGACGATAGATGAGGGATCACAAGAAATTTTGTCTATTTATAGAAATTATTCTCCAGATGACCCATTATTTCAAAGAAAAGAATACTTTGTACACTACAAATTTCTACCGGGACTAGGTTTTTATGGGTTTGGTTTGATACATATGATAGGTGGACTGTCAAAAACTGCAACTGCAGCTTTAAGGCAGTTACTTGATGCAGGAACTTTGGCTAATTTACCAGCAGGTTTTAAATCTAGAGGCTTGAGAATACGAGACGATGAACAACCCTTTCAACCAGGAGAATTTAGAGATGTTGATGCTCCTGGAGGCAACATAAAAGATCAATTCCAAATACTGCCCTTCAAAGAACCTTCAAGTGTTTTGTTTCAATTGTTAGGTTTTGTTGTACAGGCAGGTCAACGATTTGCTGCAATAGCTGATATGAATGTTGGAGAAGATAAGCAAAATCGTGCCGTTGGTACCACCTTGGCGTTACTAGAACGTGGCTCTAGAGTTATGAGTGCAATTCACAAAAGATGCTACTATTCTATGCGACAAGAATTTAGACTTATGTCTGATGTGTTTGCAACCTACCTCCCTCCCTTCTACCCATACGCTGTGTATGGGGCAAACCGACAGATAAAAGCTCTAGATTTTTCTGCTGAAGTTGATGTTATTCCTGTAGCCGATCCAAATACGTTCTCATTAGCTCAAAGGGTAACATTAGCTTCTCAGCAGTTACAAATAGCACACTCAAACCCACAGATACATAATATAAGAGAAGCTTATTATAGAGTTTATGAAGCTTTAGGCACAAAAAAAATAGAAA